CATACTTATGTCATTAACTTCTTGGTTAATTTCATCATCAACCGCTTCATTATTTTCATAATCCATGGTGTATATATCTCTATTCATATCAGTTACAAAACTCATTTCCCCAACTTTGCCTTCAGCAATAGTTCTTTTTTCAAGCGATTCTCTTTCTTCGTCATATGTTTCTTTTACATATTGGGTTAAGCCTTTTTGCAACCCTTTACCCCATGACCCGAGTTTATGATTTTTGAAAATGGTATCAATTTCTCTAGCCTCATCAGTTAAGTCTTTAAGTCTAGTAGTTACTTCATCCTTCTCTCTTTCCTTTGATCTATTAACTTTTTTCATAACGCTATCATGACTATAGTTAAGTGTTTTCTTGGTTGAAATAAAGATTTTAGTTACATCTATTAAGAAATTAGCCAATTCTTGTTTATTTTCTAATGTCTCTCCTTGAATAATTTCTACTTCCGTAATATTTCCGATTTCAGCATCTTGTAATTGAACATTTGTAATCATGGTGTGGTCTGGTTTTTCCACAATAGTTATTTTGCCCGACAACTCTTTAGTTAAATCGATAAAATGTTTATAGACTTGAAGTAAACAGAATTCAAATATTAATTTTGAAACAGCTCGGTTAAACACATTATAATATGTCTTCCCGTTATCTACAATAGAGGAAAAGCAGGGGATATTAGACATAATTTTATATATATTAGTGGTAACAACCTGAATATTAGCTAAAATTGAACTTATATGTTCTTTGTCATAAAACTTACCTAAGGATACGTAATAACCTGATATAATTTTTTTAACATCATTAATATGTCTATCAGATAATTTCCAATGTCTTGGAATACTTATCTGTTTATAATTAACCTTGTTTAATATTATATTTGGGAAAACCCGCGTAATATTGTATACACAATCTGATATAAAATTTAACACGCGATGTATACTTGTATCATTTACGGAAGACATGTCTCCATCATTGGAAACTGGTTCCCAATCACCGAAAGTTTCTATAAAATTTATAACTGGTGAAAGTTTGGTTTGAGAGAGATTAGAGTTTTTATGTAAAAATGTACTAATTTCAGCTCTCATTACAGTATTAGTTTCTGCTAAATAGTTTTTGAAAGATCTAAGTTGTTGTGTATCAGCAGTCATAGCAATATCGTATGTGTCTAAAACAGAAACTAGACCTTCTTTAAAACCAGTTGGAATATAATTTTCATCTGTTTCTACAAAATGAGAAAGTAAATCTCTTATAGATTGAATAGGATTAGGAATTTCTGGTAAAACATTTCTATTAATTATATTTTGAGAATTAATTATCATTAGAAGTTGTTTAAGTGATTCGGTTGTATAAATTTTACCATCTCGTTTTAAAACTCTAATTTGTTCATCTAAGTCATCCAGTGGATTGAATGATTCTGGTTTAGATAAACAAATTGGAGCAATAAGTTTAGACATTGGTAATATTGATCCAAATTTGCAATAATAAATAAATGCTCTGTAAATAGTTCTCTCACTGAATTCAGTTGCTAGTTTGGGATATTTACGCTTTGTATCTCTAGAATCGAATATTCTAACTGGTTGGGCAACACTTTGAATATCATTAAGGACATTACTCAATTCGATGACTATATCATTAGATACCTTAATATCACTATTTGCTTTCATAAAATAGTCAATTGTTGTTGAAAATGTTTCCTGACAACATACGTTTTCTAAAAATGGCTCCGAAGCAGAATTTGCCAACAATGGTTGTTGTTTATCTAATACTTTTTGTATATTTTCCTGAATCTTCAATGAAAATAGTATGATTTTAGTTTTTAAAATTAGGATACGTACTTTTTGCATAGATGAACCAGTTTTAATATTTGCGAGGAGAGATTGACGAAAATTGTCTGAAATATTTGCAACCCCTTTAATTTCAACCCGGCGTAATGGTGGTAAAAATGTATTCCATTTAATGATATCATTTTCAACTGGTATATCATCACCCTTGTTTAATGATAACCATTCTAATTTTTCTTTAATGCCTGTAGTAACTTCTGTACTTGATAATAAATATTTATTTATAATATCTTTAACGCGTTTAAGTAGTGTAGATTCGTTCATTTTTTTAATAGAACTCCATGGAGACACACTACTTTTAATTTTATTTGCAATACAAGCAACATAAGATAATCCAGAAACATTTGTAGTACCTTCTAATGGAAACCCTTCAAATGATTTAACACAACCAGGAAATCGTTTTCGGGTTTTAACGTTAGGGATTGATATCTGAACTCCAATGTGGTAATAGGCTAGTGTAAATAATAATAAAGAACTAATAAATGCGTCATTATAATTAGGCAATGTTTTATTTTTACTTTTAAGTAAAATTTCAGCCTTTCGTTCATATTCAACCTTTGAAGGTAACGTTTTGTAATTTTTGACCAATGAATGTTTGATAATCCATTGACGATTAGATTCAATATTAATTCCCATATAAGTAGATAATGCCGAGATGATATTGCTGGCAATTTGTGCGTTAGGGTCTTCAAATATAGAATCGCTGTCTTCGCTAGTAATAATCCGATCGGCCATATCGGCTTGTAATTGATCCCTTGATTGTGATTTAAATCCACTTTCGTCGTACCCTTCTTCACTAGAAAATTCTATTTTTTTAATAACATATCCACTATGCGCATCAACCCACGATTCCCCATCATCGCTCAATTTGCCTTGTGTGGAACATATTTTACTGAGTTCATTATTATAATCACCTTTTTCGGAAAATACCCTTGCCAATATTAATAAAAAGTTTGGTAGTAATTTTAGATTTGTTTCTATACAATATAGCCAGTGTTGATTGTCGTTTGACATTGTGGATGGATTAAGTGAGGGGGTTGCTGAACGAGTAAATTTGGCACAGAAAGAAATAATATCTGATTGTTTTTTAACAAAATCATTTTGTCCAAGTATAAGATCTCTTAACTTAGTAAAAGGTGACATTATTATATCGGATTCGTCAGTAGGTAGACCAATAGTTTCATGCTGATTATTAGCCATCATTTTAGCAGAATTAATAAGTTTAATTTCTTTTAATGCGTATTTCTGGTATTCAAATTTATTATCAAGGACTTTTTCCAAATCCTTTTTGGAAACTTCATACTTAATATCGAATTCATGTAATACTTGTTCAATTGATGATTTTTTTAATTCTGATTCAGCAAGTTTATTATCACTACATTTGTCATTTATATCAAAACATTTATCTTGAATATTACAAAACACCTTTTGACTTTTATATTCAATTGAAGAGATAGCTTCATCTCGTTCCCATATACCATCAACCAATTTAAAATATAAATATGTATCATCTTCTGTTACTAATACTGCGTATTCACCATCAATAATAGAACGTTTACCAATAACCATCGCAGTAGCGTCTCTCATTGCATCAAATTCGGTAAGACCGATATTAGATATAAGTTTAGATTTAAGGATTTCTATTTTATCGGTTTGACTATCTCCATCAATCTTGGAATTATTAACCATATCTTTATAAATATCATATCGTGTTGGGTCAAGACTTCTGTCAAAAAACAACTGTTTATTATTATCTTCTTGAAGTTCATCTAACGCGACATATTTTTTTGCTAACACATAATTACGGCATTCATTAGATTCCTTTTCTTGAACTATTAATTGACGCGCTTCAACATTACCTTTCTCATATTCTTCTGTAATATCTAAAGCAGTAACAAGTGGTAAATTACCGATAGCTATCGAGGTCATAAATAATTTACCTTGATCTAGATTATACACTTTATTAAGAATTTCGGATGAGGTGTATTTAACGTGTTGTTGTTGTTCTGTATCGCTTGTAATATCATACATATTAAATATTAAGCTTTGTAAAGGCATAAAATCGGTGGGATTTGATTTTGCCTCAAGTAAATTATAAATAGCATGCCGTATGTTTTTAGGATTTGTTTTTTTCCCAATTAAATTTCTGAATTGTCTCTGTTTAAAAACATAATTTTTTTTGTATTGTAAAATTGTGTGGGATATATATTTAATCATTTCAGCATACTGCTGATAAGTTAAATCATCTGTATACACCATAAAAGGTTCAAGTTCAGCAACAACTTGATAGAGAGATAGCTTACCAGTTATATATTTTTTAGTTAGTTGAAATAGTACCTTTGTTTTGGGTATAATAGTATTAAGAAATTTACCATATGTTTCTATGTCATTTGAGGGATCGGGTGAAAAATCATTAAATCCGGTTAAAAATGTGTCTGTATCATATTCAAGTGGGTCGTCAGTGGAAGAAATAACATTAGAATTAATAAAGGTTCCCTTCTTTAATTTATCGAAATAGTAAAATGGTGTATTATTAAGATTTGCCTTTTTAAGAACACTTGTTCCAGGAAGAGAGATATGACTATATTTTACAAATGGTTCAGGCAACATCATAATCGATTTAAGGTAAAGCTTGTCATTAGGAGTAAGTTTAATATTAGTTGCTATCATTTTACTACCAGTTATTTCGGTAGGTTCAAGTCCAGTTAAACCCAAGTTGTATTTAGAAATTAAAAACCTTTTGCGCTTTATAGAATCGTTATGAGCAACAGAAGAATAAAAATCTTCCAAGTTATCAATCGCTACATTTAGATTAGCGTTAACTTCTATAGGAATAAGATTACTTGTTCCTGTTTCAGAAAAAGTTTCAGGTCTAGTGAAAGGTTGTGTTTCACTATTAATTGTGTCTAATAAATATTTATATTTATTATCTTCGTTTGGGATTGTATTAGAATAATAGTTATTTATGGCATTATGAGTTTTAATCTGGGATTGAGCCAATGTAAGTGAATTAATATCAGTAAATTCAGTAGCTTCGTCTTGATCAACATCGTATAAGTTTTTTTTATTTTTAGCGACAGGTAAGAGCCAATGTAAATTATGATTAAGTTTTGAAAGGGATTTAATAAGCGGTTTATAACCAGCTCCCTTAATATCGGGTAGGAGTGCGTTTCCATATTCATCAAACATTGAAAATGTGTTTCTGAGTTGTTTATATCTTTCTATAATGATATGCAGATTATTTAACACTGATTTAGTTCTTTGAGAATTAGGAATAGATGCGAGAAGTTCATCAAGTAAATCATTAGTTTGGTTTTCAATACCGAATCGTTGTTTATCTTTATCTACATGAATAACTTGAGTAATTCCTTCCATTTCTGGACCAAACTGAATTTCATCAGCACTAATTAATAATTCTTTAATTTGATCTTTGACTTCATTATCAGAAATACCTATTTCTTCTGGGCTTATAATATCTTGGTCTTCGGTGATACTTTCGGGGGATGGTTTTGGGTTTTGTTTTTCAGGTGCGCTTCTAATATTAATAGATGTGATTGGGATGTCAAGAGGAATCCCTTTATAAGCAAAATCTATATAAATAGTTTCTTCTTCTGGAAAAGTTTTAATTTCTATCATATCTTCTTCTAAATTTGTGATCATGCCTGTTATAGTTGTTGGTAAATCTCCTCCAAAAAATATATCAATCCATTTAGTGGGTAATAAATCGTTCTGTCTGGAATACCCTTTTTCTGTATCACGACTAAGTAAACTAATGGCACTAATAGATGAATCTAAATCACCATCTTCTTTAATATTAATAGTTTTTTCATCTAGATTCTCTATATTGACTATTACAACTCTAGTTGCATCTAAATACTTAATAACAAATGTTTTATCATTTAAACTATCATCTTCGAAAGCTTCAATTAGAATAATATCACTAAGCTGTAAATTAATATTTTCTGCTGACATTATCTTATATTTAAATTAGAAATAAATAAAAGATACGAAATATATTAAATAGAGTTAAAAGGAAGTTAGGATTATAATGAAATGACCACAAATGAAAATTCAGTAAAGATACCGATACCATTATCGCAATTATTAGAACCAGGTGTAGATATAAAGGGTGGATCTAAAAACTTACTAAATAAAAAACTTATGTGTAGCGAATCTGGAAAATCGTATCAAATAATTCGTTACGATAAAGATTTATTAAACCATAGCTTATATTCAGAATTAGGGTTTTTCCGTTCTATAATTTTAAATTTGTGTGATAAAAAGGTGAGTTGTATTTCACCACCCAAATCGCTTTTATTAGATGAATTTATAAATAAATATAGATTTGAAGATGTGCAGGTGCAAGAATTTGTAGAGGGAACTATGATAAATGTTTGGTGGGACGAAAGTAATAATATGTGGGAAATATCTACCAGAAGTTCTATAGGTGCAAATGTCAAATTTTATTTAGGTACAGATTCAAAAACATTTAAAATTATGTTTAATGAAGCTTTAAAAGAAAGTGGGTTAGATTTAAACAATCTGCCAAAACAATATTGTTATAGTTTTGTTATGCAACATCCTGAAAATAGGATAGTCACACCATTTTCTCAAACAAAGTTATATATTATAGATGTGTTTGATATTACATATAAAAACGATGAAATTTATGTAGAATCATATAATTTACAGAGTCCTTCTCCTAGTGACCAAGAGAGAAATCTAAAGGAATTATTAGTCAAAAATGATCAAATACATCTTCCTAAAATCTATACAGATTGCAATTCTTACAAAGAATATATAGACAAATATTCATCTGGTACTATTTCGTATGAGATAGTAGGGATTGTCTTTAAACATTTAAATTCATCAAGTAGAACAAAGGTAAGAAACCCAATATATGAACAAGTTCGCCATTTGAAAGGAAATCATCCAAAAAAACAATACAGGTATTTATGGTTAAGGTCTACTGGTAAAATGAAGATCTACCTTGATTATTTTCCAGAAGATAAATCAGATTTTTATGATTTCAGAAATATGTGTCATAATTTTATTGATAGGGTTTATAAATATTATGTAGGATGTTATATAAAAAAGGAAAAGGGATTAAAAATGTATCCATTTGAATATCGCACACATATGATAGCGTTACATAGGTTGTATGTAAATATATTAAAACCGAACGATGATTATATCCGTAAATTTAATGTGATAGAATACTTTAATTCACTTCATCCATCACAGCAGATGTTTGCGTTAAATTATAAAATGCGTAATTAAACATTGACAATTTCAAAAATATTCAAATCATTATTGTCTATGAGATGGTTGTCTTTATAATTAAAACATAAACAGCAGGATATATCCCAAGTAGATGTTGTAGTAACTCCACCATCAGATGTGGTTGATGTACATAACCAATAAAAACAATATTGTAACATTATTTAATTATAATTATATTAGAATTGTGATGAGGTTGCCGCAAAAATCCGTATCCCTTCATCACATATATTTCTCAAGTATTCTTTAATTACGGCTTTATCTGTTTGTTTCTTAAATGCGATTCTCAATTTCGAATGCTTATTGTGAGGATGGTCTTTTCTAAATCCACAATAAGACAATGTTTTATCTCCTTGATAGTGTAATGTATAAAATAAATATTCAAGTACCTTACCTTCTGTATAATCATAATTTTCAAGAGTTATATCATGTGAAAATTCAATAGTAGAAACGGATGGTTTAATACTTATTGTATCAGTATCAACTGTATCTTTAATAGCGGAAAACTTATCTTGCAAAATCCGACAAGCCATTTTAATAATAGTAGAATTATCATATATTCCAATAGTTTCTAAAATAAAATCAAAACTATCCGCTTTAAAATGGCGTTTGGCATCAAGTAGGTACCAATTCTTCTTTTCGTATTCAATATCTTGTTTTGACATTTCACTTAAAACAAGTTCTTTGGCTTTAAGTGTCCATGCATCATTGGCTTTAATTGGATCAGGTGTGTTTCCGTAACTACAAGTTGATGCAACATTATAAACGGAATCATTCTTGGCCATAGTAATCCTTAATTTACATGATAGTGATAGACTCTCGCCTTCAATATCTGCAGATAGTCTAGGTCTAAGACGAATGAAATCGATATAATCACCAGTGATTTTATTAGGTGGAAATATTTTATTCCTATCACTTGCAGATAGACTTTCACCATTTTGTGTATTGATAATTTGGAAATCCTCAGTAGTAATAAAATAAATAGTATCAGAGACATTTTTTTTATCAACAACAACAAGATATTGGTCTAATGGAATACTTAGGTCATCAATATGTACTGGGACTTGACTCAATCTATGTTTAATAATTTCATTTGTAAATCTAGTTGTATTATGTTTAATGTTACAATCATTATCTTCGTCGGGGAATGTTATCATTCCAACAAGTGGTATATCACTTATGATTGTTCTTCTAAGCGCATTGGCGACGCTTGTGTTAGCGGATGACAATGTGAATGATAGAATTCCACTTTCTTCGGATTGGGCTGTGATCTGTGGGTTCATTGTATTTTATATTATAGTTTTGATTTTATATTAATTCAATTTTTTATTTAAATATTTAAGTTAAAAGCAAATAGAAAAATTATAGTTGAATATCAATGAGTAGTATTTTATATTACAGCAGCTATTGTAATAATTGTAATAAACTGTTACAAATATTAAGCAAATCAAAATTGAAAGAAGAGGTACATTTTTTATGTATAGATAAACGAAAAAAGGGGAAAGACAATGCACTTTACGTTGTTTTAGAAAACGGGCAGCAAGTTTTATTACCACCGCAAATTACAAAAGTGCCGGCATTATTATTACTTAACCAGGGACACCATGTGTTATTTGGGGAACAAGTTTATAAACATTTACAACCGAGAGAGAATTCATTTAATCAGACTGCGACAAATAACAACGGTGAACCAACAGCATTTTCATTATTTGGAGGACCAATGGGTATATCGTCGGACGCATATAGTTATTTAGATCAAAGTTGTGAGGATTTGTCTGCTAAAGGAAATGGTGGTATGAGACAACAGCACCATTATGCCTCTATAACAGAAAATCAGCAAATAGAATCGCCACCAGAAGATTATGTTCCTAATAAAATAGGTAAACAGGGTATAACTTTAGAAGAATTGCAACAAAAACGGAGTTCAGATGAACAAAAAATAGTTAGACAATAATAATTTAAACATTAGATTATATTATTATATAATGAGTCGTAGCGCAACAATATTAAGTGGTTTCAATAACCATTTTGAAGAATTTATTGATAGCATTCAGAGTGTATTTCCAAATGATGTAGACATTTTAGCAAGTAAAAATGCGCTTAAACAAATTAGAAAGGCTAATCCTAAATTGATAATAAAGATTTGGAAGGAATTTATTGTGGATAAGTATGATAATGAAATAAACAAGGGAGACATAAGGTTTTTTATAGATAAAGATTATAATCAAGATATTTCAGGACTTGACTCAAGTAATAAAATAATGGATGGAATAGATAGATTAAGAAAACCGATTAGAGATATGGGTGAAAAAAACCAAGCTGTATCTATGAGTTATATTGCGAATTTATCAAAAATATCAAAAATATATTATCCTATTAATTAAAATATATTATGAAATGACAATAGTTTAAACACTAAATAAAATATAATAATATAATGTCATCCAAAACAACTATTCCAGATGGATTTGTAACAATCGTTAAGGACCTTTTATCGGATATTTTGAATACTTTCCCAGAGTATTGTGGTGCGTCGTTTAATAGCGATTTAAAAAAACTATTGGTTTCGCCAATAGAAGAATGTACTGATGAAATAAATAACATTTATCAACATTGTATAATTGCATTACCAGAGAGATTTTTTGATATACTTTATAAAAATTCGGACATGTTTACAAATAGTGATATAAATACGGATTTTCTCCCAGGAATTAATTTTACTATTCTTTGGAACAGTGAAGGTATAAGTGGTACTATACATGATACTATTTGGAGGTATCTACAATTGTTGGTTTTCACTTTGGTTGGAAATATGGGAAATGGCGAATCCTTTGGTGATGCAGCGAAGTTATTTGAAGCGATCAATGAAGATGATTTAAAACAGAAACTGGAAGAAACCATGGGTCAAATGAAGGATATGTTTGAAAATATGGATGAAGATAAGTCAAATATAAATTTAGATGATTTGCCTGATCCAACACAAATTCATGACCATATTACTGGCTTATTAGATGGTAAACTTGGGCGACTGGCAAAAGAAATAGCAGAAGAAGCGGCTGAGGGATTAAATTTAGATATGGAGGAGGGTTCTAATGTAAATGACGTGTTTCAAAAATTATTTAGAAATCCGGGCAAATTAATGAATTTGGTTCAATCTGTTGGTTCCAAGTTGGATACAAAAATCAAAAGTGGGGATATTAATGAAACTGAATTAATGCAAGAGGCTAGTAAAATCATGGAAAAAATGAAAAATATGCCAGGTATGGGTGATATTCAAGAACTTTTAAAAAAGATGGGAGTGCCAGGCACAGATGATAAACGAAATGTTAAGTCAATTAAAAACACTTTAGAAACGAATATGCGACATACAAAACAAAAGGAAAGGATGTTAAAAAAATTACAAGAAAATAGAGCTAAACGCAGTGAAGGGGATGTGGGTAATACAATCCCTGCTACATTTGATGGACAAACGTTTTGTACAGGAGAACAAGTTGAAAAAACTAGTATAAAGAAGAAGAAAAATAAGAAAAAAAAGAACAAGCCACCTCATGCGCTTTCGAATAGAGTAAATTCTCCAGCACCAATTGAGGGATTAATTGAGGAGATATTAGAAGCTAATTAATAGATTTGATTTTATTGAAAAAAATAACCTTGAATATATATAATGATAATACCTTTTTGGACAAATAACCCTGGAATATTAATAAATAAATTATATTTACTGGATATGTGGCCAGCAAGTAATATGCAGGAGAATCAGAAAATGAACGCTATTTCAAGACTAATAATTATTATGACATTTTGTGGCTTCTTAATTTCAGGTTCTATTAAATTATTAGTCACGGGAATAATTACTTTAGCTATTATAGCATTTCTTCATTATTCTAAAAAAAAAAAAAATGTCAATAAATCAGTAAACGAGGCATTTACAAATCCGAAAGTTTATCAAGAAATTAAAGATACTTTTACAAAACCTTCCCCAATTAATCCTATGTCAAATGTAATGTTAACTGAAATTCAGGATAATCCTAAACGAAGGGCCGCTCCTCCAGCATTCAATCCAGCTGTTGAAAAAGAAATTAATGAAAGTACAAAAAAAATGATTAAACATGTAAATCCAACAAACCCAGATATAGACGAAAGATTATTTAAAGATTTAGGCGATAATTTTTCATTTGATCAATCTATGCGCACTTTTAATAGTACACCTAACACAACAATACCTAATGACCAACAAGGATTTGCTGAGTTCTGTTATGGAGGCATGGTTTCTTGTAAAGATGGGGATGCTTTGGCTTGTGAAAAAAATGTCCAGAATTATATTCCTGGTTATTAATTAATATATTAGTTGTTTAGAAAAATAATATATTAATTGAATATATACAAATGGCTAGCGTAAGTGATTATACATTTAATAACATGTCCCGAATTGGTAATGATAATTGCGGATTAAGTCAGAGAAATATTCAAAACACAGAATCAGGGAATTATTTATTAACTAATTTTTACCCACAATGCCCTATAACTAGTGCAATTGATTTGGCACTTTCACAACCTAATATTAATTTTTCTGGTTCGCATCAAGTTGGTATAAATGGGTGCAATATTAATGCTAATTCAGAATTATCTATTGGAAAAATTCAAACTAATTCAAAATGTCGGATCAGTCTTTATGAACGCCCCTTTGCAACGGTTCCTTATTTAGGGCGTGGGGCGTCACACCCTCTTTTAGAATCACACTTACAACAAGGAGGACAGGTTACTAATCGAAAAAGTATTATTAATTTAAGTGAAAAATCGCACATTCCATACAGAGAAACGCCACTTATTCCTTCATTGGCGGCGACTGTTACGAATCCTGTAAACCTGGTTGAAGGTGTTGCCGCTGATGGGTGGATCAGAGGTGGGCTTCCCTCCCGGGATTTATCTAAAGATCAACAATATTTTTCAAATAAGTAATTAAACAAATCAACATAATGCATATATATGTATAATTTTGATTTAATCTGTAAATATGATTGCGATGACACATATAGAAGTGCTCTCCTAGGTGTTTTTAACTTAACCGAGTATTCAAATGATATTAACATAGGAATTGAGTTTATTTACGATAAAATTAAGATTGAATCAACATTTAATGAACTAATGATAAAGGCAGCTAATTCTATTTTAAGCGAGGATCCCTTAGTAGGCTTAATAATCTTATTTTCATATGACCATTTTTATGATTTTCATAATTGCATCATAGAATATAATGATACCAAAACTGCCTCTATAGAAAAGATTGATAAAATTAAGGATAAATTTATAAAAAAATAAAATATACTAATTATTATAATGACTTCAACATCAAATAAAAATACCCAAGGCGATTATAGTTTACAACAACGCGGTTTTGAATTAAACCGTAATTATAATACTTATGCTAACTCTCAAGCAGGTATGGCATATAACCCTGGAATTCCGTGCGGTGGTTCAGCACCAGCAAGTCATATGGGTCGTGATCAGTTATCATATAATCCAATAGAAATTGAATCTGCTCTATTTGGCATAGGTTCTACTAATTTAGTAAAAGCGCAAACACCTGTGTATCCCAATTTAAAACAATTACCCGCGACTTCATTTTTTCCACGAGAAAAAGTAATAATGCCTGATCCTTTAGTAATAGAAAAAGGTCAGCGAGCAGCACCGTTCCAAAATAATTAATTGTTCGCGATTCAAACCCTTAATATGGCAATTTCTTTCAATTGTGAGACACATTCTTCACACCCCATCAAGCAAACTTCCTTTATAAATGATGACGGGTCCAGCTCGGAGAGAATCGAGCTGGTCCTTTTGCAGTTGGTGGATGGTGAGTGAGAAATTGCAACGTTCACAAAGATTTCAAGCGTGTTTTCAGGTGCTACTGGCGCACTGCTGACATAAACGTCATTACAGTCCCGTTCACTGACTCAACGCCTGTTTTTGCAGTCGTGTGCGAATTAGACGAGGACGCATATCCCAATATTGGGTGGAATGGAACGTTTTGTAATGCCAACGACAAATGTCTGACAAAAAATGGTATCCAGCAGCCGACACGGGGTCGTCAACGTGAGAGACAGAACTGATCTTGCGTCTATTCAGCGCGCTAAATAAAGTATTGAGATTTGCAGGTTATTTAGTAATACTTACAAGTTATGTAGGAGTTTATATTGTTTAATTTTATAATAAGCGGGTGAATTTTTAATAACTTTCAAATCAAGATCTATAATTAATTTAATAATAGAGTTACAATCATTATTATTGTTTATTAGGTCTGCTAGGGAGCCTGAAAATGATTTGATTTTAAAAACATCTCTTTTAGCACAATCAAACATTATATATTATATAAATAAAAATAATATATGGTTTATATAATTATGGCTTTTACAAGTATTAAGAGTGATCCATGTCGAATTGAAAAAGAATTGCAACAGGCGACAGGGAGCAATAGACACACAATGAATGTTCCTGGTCCTGGAAGTAAAATAGATTATTTTGAAGACCCTTTCATACGGTTACAAAAATGGGGGGCTAATTTAATGACAAATACGATAAACTTAGAAAGTAATTTAATGGGATTATCACGTTCTTTGAATAACGATTGTGTGGATTTAAATAATTATAAAAATTATGAAGTTAAAACGAAAAGCATTAGTTATGGTTCAAGTAAACCATATACAGAACAACCTCGTGCTTCTATGCCCGCATGGACGGCAAGAGATTTAGAGCAAAATCGATTTGAGGTTCTTCCTTTAAATCCGCAAGAAAACATATGTTACCCATTTCATAATAATTTAAACACACGATTATTAGAGAGAGATTATTTCGTTCAGCAACCCCAATGTTTTATGGGTTCAACAACAAACAACTCTTTGCCAGCTCAAAATTTTATGAATAATAGTAATAATGTATGTTTCAAAACAAATAGTTGTTTAAATTTATAATATATTTAGTATTTTACTTGTTAAATATATATATACGATATATATATTATGGAAGCAGCAATAGTAGGTATGATAGGTCTAGGTGGTTTATATGCTATAGCAAGTCAAGAAAAAAAGGAGAATTTTCAATCAACATTACCAAATACAAATATTCCTCCTCAAAATTATCCTGTATTAAATCAAAAAGACTTGAAACATAGTGTACAAGATTATCCAAACGCAAATGCTGCTACGGATAAATATTTCGATCAATCGAATTATGATAAACAAGTTTCGGCAGGAACACAGCAGATGTCATTAACTGGAAATGAGATAGATGGTAATAACTTTAAGCATAATAACATGGTTCCTTTTTTTGGTGGTAAAATACGAGGTCGAGGTCCAGATTTAAACCAATCTGAAGGTATACTTGATAATATGATAGGAAGTGGTAGTCAACAGATAAGAAAACAGGAACAAGCACCACTATTTAGACCAGAAGATAATGTTCAACATGCTAATGGGGCACCAATCTTTACAGATTTCTACCAAAGTAGGGTAAACCCAAGCATGAAGATGAGTAATATTAAACCATGGGAGGAAGAGCGTGTTGGACCGGGGCTCAATAAAGGATATTCATCAGAGGGGGCAGATGGATTTAATTCAGGGATGGCAGCGAGAGATAAATGGCTACCAAAAAATGTGGATGAATTACGTGTAGATTCAAATCCGAAGTTAACGTTTGGTTTAGAGAATCATGAAGGTCCAGCTAATTCCTTTATAAAAGAAACGGGTAAAATAGGAGAGGTTTCAAAGTATCGCCCGGATACTTATTATGTTAATGGTCCCGAACGATATCTAACAACTACAGGTTTAGAGAAAGGGCAAACATCACGAGGAATAGAACAATTAAAACAACAAAACCGCCAAGACACTACAACTCAATACGAAGGTGTTGCAAAATCGAGTTTGATAGCATCAAAGGCTCCAGAAAATTATCAGGAACCAAAAAATATACATATTTACGGCGAAGCGATCGGTCCAGCAATGGGTAATAAAAAACACACTGATTATGGTAAAAATGGAGTAGACATTAAATGTAATAATAGAACGACAACCAGACAATCGAGTGAGATGGGTGGGATTGGGGGAATAATAGGCGCTGTAGTAGCACCTATTATGGATGCATTGCGACCATCAAGAAAAGAAAATGTAATAGGAAATCCAAGATCATTAGGAAATGTGCAAAATGCTAGAAATAAGTATGTACATAATCCAAATGATAAAACAAAAACTACAATGCGAGAAACGATGGAAAATTCATTAGAGCATTTAAATATAAATTCGCAAAAAAGTGGAAATGCTTATAAGATATCAGACCAACAACCTACATTTGGTCAGAGGGATACGACTAGTTGTCAGGAATATGGCAATCCTGGTGCTGGATATTCCGGTGTTTTATTGGAAGACGCATATAGAAGACAACGTAATAATAATAATAAAACTACGGTAGCAGTAAATGTGCATGGAAATTCAAGCCATTTTAATAACAAAATAAATATGAGTTTGGCACAAGAATGTTCAGAAAATCCAAGAATGTGGGTTCCAAGTAACGCACCAAATGCGATACCATCAGCAGAACAACACGGAGTTGTTAATAATCATCCCCAGAGTTATGATCAACAATATAACAATGAAAGAATAAATCCAAATTTGTTAAGCGCTTTTAAACAAAATCCTTATACACAGAGTTTACATAGCGCGGCTTAATTATATGCGAACACATGAATGTGATCAATTTCTGGAATACTACAATTAGATGGGAGATTTTTCCAAAATGTAATGAGATTATCAGAGAACATTTTTGGGATAATAACAATGGCGTTAGACAAATCTGTTGTCCAAACTAGAAAGTGTGTGATCCCTTCATCAACCTTATAAGGAAAGTCGTTTTTCTGAACAAATATAGGTGATGATGCCAATGTTACTTTAATATTCTTTTTAAATTTATCACATGCGTCAGAGTTGCTCATATGGATATCATATGAGTTTTGAATCCCTTCATCTCTAGGTAATTGTGACGTAGGTGGTTTTTCGAAATTAAAGGTTTTGAGGGTGTTTGGTGAAATTGACATTTTGAGATGGTTTTAGTATAATATAATATAATATATATATTTCAATTTTGTATTAAATATATATAAGTATTAAATTTACTGATGTTGGAAATCCATTCAAAAATAAGAAATAAGCTAATTAATTTTATAGATATAAAAAAAATACCAAACATCATATTTCATGGTCCATCTGGGGGTGGAAAACGAAGTTTAGTTACAGATTTTATAAATAATATTTATAATGGAAATAAGATTATTATGAAATCTCATGTATTGTATATTGATTGTGCGCATGGTAGAGGGATAAAATTTATAAGGGAGGATTTAAAGTTTTTTGCAAAAACAAATATTCATAATTGTGATAGCGGATCAAGGTTCAAAAGTATAATTTTATTAAACGCTGATAAATTAACGATAGATGCTCAATCAGCCTTGCGAAGATGTATAGAATTATTTAGTCATTCTACTCGTTTTTTTATAGTAGTTGAAAATAAATATAAACTATTAAAACCTATATTATCACGTTTTTGTGAATTATATATTTCACTTCCAATCATAAATGGTAAAGAAGTAAATTTACATAAATATGATTTATTTAAAAGTTATAATTTTGAAAAGTTTGATTCAGGTAGGAGTGAGTATTTAAAAAATCAGTTAATAAAATTAAAGAAGGGTGCAAATTATCAAGAACTTATAAAATGCACAGACAAATTATATAATAAAAGTTATAGTGGTTTAGATTTGATAAAATATATTGCTGACGCAAAAATTGGGGGATTATTCAAGTATACATTATTAACAACTTTACATAAAGTTCGTAAAGAATTTAGAAATGAGAAACTTTTGATTTTTTTTATATTGAATTTTTTATTTGTTCGTTCCGATTACAATTTAGAAAATATAGTGTTTATGTAAATGGACGATTATAATATGTCAAGTTTACAAGAGTCTAGAAATGAGTGGGTTTCTAGACTAGTAAATATTATGGTTCCGCAGGTGAGTGTAGGGTTAAAATCCATTTATACTGAAGCATTTAAATTATGTGTTGAGAATGGAGAAGAAGGTAAATATTTAATGACATTTCAAAATTTTTTAAGTAGGGTTCCAAAATGGAATGACGAAATTATAAGCGGGGAAGTTAAACGGATTGTTGATAATAGTTCTTGTACTTATTTGGAAGATTTAATTACATGTGTTCATATTATTCAATTAAAGGCATTGACATGCATTAGAGTAGGACAAAAGCAAAAAAAAATAGATATTAATATCCCAAAATTAAGCAATTTTGTACATAGGGTTTATATTAATGTAGCTAGACGGATTTATACAAATATTTATTTATTTAAACACGATATAACTCCATTAGATGTTCAAAAAAACAACAGAGAATTAGAATTAATAATCCAAGAATGTATAGTTAATACGATTAGAGAAGGTATCCCCGTTGATGATATTTTAAGAGCATATTTAGATGAATCTGTAGAAGAAAACGTGCTTGTATCAGAAGAAATAATAAATGAAACAATACCAAATCAGGTTACTACTCAACCCCAAACTGCCGCTGTAGAGAATGTAGTTAATAAAGAAGAAACTCCAATAATATTAAAGACTGATGATAACTTAAAAATAGATAATGATTCAAATAATATTTCATTAGATATTAAATCGTTTGATTCTCCTAGAATTTCAACAGAACCATTTTCAATTGGTGAACATAGAGAACAGGATTCACAGCCTGTTATTAAACCAACAAATATTTCATTTTCTAATACAGATCAAGCAATAAGTGTTGATAAACAAGAAGAAACTATTAGCGCGCCAAAAAATGTAGAACGCCTTGAGGCAATCAGCAAAGAGAGAAATGAACAAAGAAGATTAGAGGAATTAGCTGATTTTGAAGATGATGATGGTGATGGTAAATTAACTATTTCTGCTCAACCTATGGCATTAAATCCAAATTCAATTGAAACTTTAGACAATATTGTGCTATCAGATGTAACTACACTAAGTTAATTGCGTTAAAACCTTATTTTACTATTAAAAATATAAATAAATGGTGAATTCGATGATGTTATCTGTAGTTTGTGGTGTAGTTTATTTCATAGTTAGATTTTTAGAAATGAGATTTGTTATGAAAGAAAGTAAGCCATTAAAATTTTTATTGAGAGATTCATTATTTGTAATTGTTTCAGTTTATGTATCACATTTTATAATTGGTCAAATTAATCAGAATGATCTTGTAGGAAAACAATTATCATCAACTCCAGCATTCATAGGTGAACCCGATTTTTAAATAATATTTTAATTATAAATTATTATTTAACCCTGATATTGTATAGAATCAATGTCGATAATTTTAACCTTTTTATTACCACCCAATTTTCCGTGAGAAAACTTTGAAAACATACTTCGCTCAAGCTGTTTTTGTGGGGTGTGATTATGAACATTTCTAGAAATCATTTTATACAATTTAAATTCAGGATATCTCTCTTCGCCACTTTTTTTATATAAAATATTTTTAAAGTTATCATCTTGACACCATTCAATTACTAGTTTTTGAATAGAATCCAGATTATTTGTATCAAACGCTTCATTTGGTTCGTCAAGAAAATAATCAAATAATGAACATCCTAATCGGCATAAGTCGAAACTATTATTAGGTTCCAACTTTTGTTTATTTTCATTGAAATAAGGTTCACAATTATATTGTGTGGCTGCATCCCCTAATGGATGAAAACTGTCACTACATAATGTTTTCCCTTGGAATTTATAAATTGCTCGCCCAAAGTCAATAATCTTCCATATTTTCCCAAATGTTTTTACCTTATAATAAATGTCATTATACTTATAGGCTATATATTTTTTATCTGTTTTAATATGCATAATATTGTTTGTATGAAGATCATTATGTGTAAAACTGAATGCTTTTTGATAAGTTATTAATGTCATAATAATTTGAAAAAGAATTGTTTCCCATTCATCATTTTCTATATCATTATTCATCATATAATGATCTAGCGTTTCATCGCATGATTCTAGACAAATAATATCAACCGGAAAATTATTAATATAAGCAAAAATATTTTCTTCATCTTCTTGAAAATCTGAATCAGTATTAGAGACTGATGATGATTCAGAATCCTCTGTGTTTTCATTTGTATTATCTTCATCGTCATCATCCGATTTTTCATTGCTAGTATTTGATTCTCTAGATGAACATGATGAACTGTCGTCGGATTTTGGGGTAATAGGTGAGTTGTAAATTAAATTATTAGATATATCTAACATTCTAATATTTTCTTTGGTGGGTGAAGCGAAAATACTCTCTACAAGTTCATGGTTAAAATTTTCAACGCAATCTAAATTAATATTACTACCAATTGAAATATGTTTTTTATGATTTCTGGAATCATTATGATAAAGTTCATCATAATAGCTTTTGTCTATTTTGAAAAGCGTATCTTTATTTTCATTAAAGAATGTTGAATCATCTAAATATTCTATATCATCGTAAATATTAATTTTAAAGTCGGCTTTATTAGCTAAATAAGAGCCATAAAACTTTGAACCATTGATAAAATTATTAGATTCCAATAATTTATTTGTTAAAAATGAAAAGAAACTATCTATGTATGCCGAATTATTATTGTCATCGGTTTTAGAGCAGATATGTTGTTTATTAATATGTGGGAGGTCAAATAGTCCAGACTTAATATTTTTATATTTGCCGACCATATATTTTATTGGATCAATTAAGGGAGAATATTTAATAAAAATTTCGCTTTTTTGCACTACACCATCGTCGTTATTTCGTATATCGCATAAAAATTTATTATATGTAAGTTTTTCAATAAACCTTACAATTGTGTATTTATGGCTAAGGTTGATAGAATTAAAATTATTTTCGGTTAATTTAAAAAACTCGGTATATAATGGAATAAAATTCTGAACATTAGTAACTTTCAAGCATTCAGAAGTTTCTAATGTTTCAACTACACTCGACTCCTTATTTTTAACATATTCTAACCCCATTTAGCTTATATTCATATAAAGTTATATCCGTTTTAAACTAATTCTTGCGTTATTAATGTTTTGTTTTTTTCTAAAATAAAGATAATATGACTTTAGAATTAAAAAAATTTGACATGCGTAACATATCATTTAAACCTGATCAGGCTGAAGGGCCGGTGATTGTATTAATAGGTAGACGTGATACTGGTAAATCTGTTCTTGTAAGAGATATATTGTATTATCATCAAGATATACCAATTGGAACCGTTATATCTGGTACGGAATCTGGAAATGGATTTTATTCACAACACATTCCTAAATTATTTATTCACGATGAATATAATACAGCAATTATTGAAAATATATTGAAAAGACAAAAACAAGTTTTGAAGCAGGTAAAAAAGGAAGTAGATGTTTATAAGAGAAGTAACATTGACGGAAGAGCATTTGTTATTTTAGATGATTGTTTATTTGATGCTAGTTGGACGAAGGATAAAATGATGAGATTATTATTTATGAATGGTCGTCACTGGAAAATTATATTAGTCATCACCATGCAATACCCTTTGGGCATTCCACCAAATCTTCGAACTAATATTGATTATGTTTTTATTCTACGAGAACCATATATAGCGAATCGTAAAAGGATTTGGGAAAATTATGCTGGAATGTTCCCTACATTTGAAAGTTTTGCTCAAGTTATGGATCAATGTACTGAAAATTATGAATGTCTAGTGATTAATAATAATAGTAAATCAAATAAATTGCAGGACCAAATATTTTGGTATAAAGCTGATTCACATCCAGATTTTAAGCTAGGTTCAAAAGAATTCTGGGATATTTCAAAAGAATTAGGTTCTGATGATGAAGAAGATTCATATGACCCAGCCACACAACGTAAATCATCCAAAGCCCCTAGGATAAATGTCAAGAAGTCAAAATGGTAATAAATTCTATTGTTATGTAATAGAATTTATTATATTTTTATAATTTTATCAGCAACGCATTTTAATTCTTCAATTTTTATGTTTTTTTTTTTATTATCTTCTATGAAATCAAACCGGCAATTATGGCTTTCAGGAAGTCTATGTTGAGAACAAAATGTTTTTTCACAACGACAAGATAACGTTTTAATGACCGGTGATAATTTTTTTTTACAATTATCTATTTGACAACGTGATTGCTTCTTTTTATTTAATTTTAACAATTTTGTTTCTTCTTTAGTGGTCATAATATATATATATCAATATCCTATACTTTTTTAAATCAATTTTTGCACTTAAATTTATTCCCAATATTATTAAATTGTAAATGTAATACCATCTTCAGTTCCCACGTCTGGGTCAGCGCGATTATTAACTTTCTCATTCTCTTGGTTACTAATTAAATTTGTAACAACTTTATCATTTGATTGATCATTTCTGTTAATAACATTATCATTTTCAAATAATTCCTTTCTAATATCAGCAGTAGATACTTCGGAATTTTCACCACTTGTAACACTGAAAAGGTTACCTTCAGAATCAATGTTTTGAGTTAATTTATTTCCAGTTTTTTCAGCAATTTTAATATTTTCCGAAATAGCCTTTTCCTTCGCCTCACGGACACGCTTTTGAAATTCAATATCAACAGATTCCGTATTTTTATTTTTCTCAGACATGAGTTTATTTAGTTCTGGGTTTAAGTAATCAACGCGACCTGTTTTATATGCTTCTGGTTCCCACGGCATCCATGTTCCTACTGGACCAACGTAAATATTATGGTTAGGGTCTATCTCTCTAAGTAATTTACATCTAAGTTCTGCTTCTTGTTGGGTTGGGAAACAGCCTCTTATTTTAAGCCCCCTCACACTAGTAACAAAATTATTTTCAGCATTGTATGCCTCCGAAAGTTTTTCTTCATGATTATCTATGAATGTTGCATATTCATCTTCAACATTTATTTTATCTAAATTAGGTTTTTCTTCTTTGATGAACTCGCCAAGATCTTTAGTTAAATCGTCAAAATCCATATTATGTTTATATGCTATAAAATGGAGAAATTGTGAGTACTTTTCCAAAGATTTTGAAAAATCCCAGTTCTTTAGGAACTCCGAAAAAAAGAAACGGTCCTTATGCTTCAAAATTTTTTCAGGAGAGATAAAGGAAACGCATGCAAATTTTTGCCCAGATATAGCCTTATCTTCATCTAATAAATCAATATATTTAGGATTAGTTGAACCATCTGAATTTGTGGGCATTTCGTATCCAATATTTCTATTACTATTCATATAATTTAATTAGTATATTTATTTTTAAGTTTTTTAACGAATATATATATTTTTTTTTTTTCTTATTTATTAATATAATGGACTCGCTATTTAATTTAGGTGAACTAGTAAAACGTGCAATTAAATACTTAGTTGAGGGTTTAATGGTTGCTATAGCAGCATATGCTATTCCTAAAAAGTCTCTTAACATTGATGAAGTTGCTCTTATCGCTTTAACCGCCGCAGCAACATTCTCAATCTTAGATACTTACCTTCCAAGCATGGGTGTTTCTGCTCGTTCAGGTGCTGGCTTTGGTATTGGCGCCAATTTGGTTGGATTCCCCCGTATGTAAATATTAACAAACTATGATATTTTTATTATTTAAAGATATCATATTAATGCCATCATTTAAATTATCTCACGTGTCTCCTTTAGATTCTTGTTTTCATCAATATTTAATTAATGCTGGTGATTTTATGCAAGATCATGATTCATTATTATTAGGTTTACAACAATTAAATTCATCACATCAACCACGCATAGTTTTTATTAATTCTAAATGTTCCAAAAAAGGATTCTTATGTATAAATTGCAAAGATGATGAATATAGTGATATTCTTTCTAATTTAGAACAAATTATTCAATTGCACAATGCTAAAAAAAATAATATAGGTGATATTGTTTCGTTTTTTAAGTGAATTATCATTTTCTCCCCTAGAAGGTCTAGGGGAGAAACTCTATATATATTGGCGTTATTTAAGTGTTCAACAATCTGGTTGTTGCATCACTAGATCTTTCTGGGGAACAACAACATACACAATATATTTGAGCACCTATATATATAAATAATATTCCGAATACTACCACACAAATAGCAATTTGACCCATAATAATTATTATGTCATTTATATTTATACTTCTTATAGAATATCATATAAATATAATATTTAAATTGTTGGGATAAAATCCCAATCCAACTCACAACAAATTTGCTTCCAAATTTGATCCTGTTCTATTCTTTTTTCTCTGTCTTTTAACATGGGAAAAAATGGAAGAAATTGATCTTGATCAAGAAGTTCACAAAGTTTGTAAACTGTATAATAATAATTGAGAAAATTTACCCTATCGTCCGGACAGTATTTAGCATATGGAACTTGTATTTCCATAAATAAATTACACAGTGTCTCCTCTAATTCTTGACTCATGATTGGCGGCTTTATACCTAACTTATCTTTAATGAATGGAATATGTTCATAATATTTATTATACCCCAGTTTTTTCAATACTTCTTTAGCCCTTTTATTCGTTAAATTTTTGAGTTCAGTTCTCTCCTTTTTAACTTGAAGTTTAATATTTGCTATCACCTCCGGGGGGATTTGGGTAGTTTCTTTTGCTTGAAATTGAGCCAAAATCTCTCTAAAATGATTTATTCTTTTGTATGCATAAAAACAAACTTCTTTCGGTGGTTCTTTATATGATGGTTTTTCATTTTCTATTAGATATGTTATATGTCGCGAACAAGAATTGCATACTAATATACCTTCATGATCAACTGGTATAAGTTCTCCTTTTCGACAATAAGTACAAATATCTGATTCTGTAATAAAATTAGACACGTCAAGAAATCTATCGTCTAGGCCTTGTAAATAAGTTTGGACATCCGAATTGGTGTTTTTTTCCATTTGTTTGACTTCTTCGCTATTTGAAGACTGTATATTAAAAAAATCATCAAGAATTGTTTTTTTTGAAATACAATCAGATATTTGTTTTTTATTTTCAAAATAATCAAATATATATGACCCATTATTCAAAAAATAATCCTTTTTTTTATTTTTAAGTTTATTTAGTTTTATTCGCAATTCTTCAATTTTATCTGTTATTTCTAGACGTTTATCAATCGTTAATGAGCGCGTTTGTAATATATTTCGTAGCTCCTTTTTTTCAGCTTTAATATTTGGCATTGTCTCTGTTTCATCTATATAAAATTTATCAAGATGTTCCCGGTGTTTGCTGTCAAGAGTAACCGTATCCTTTTTATCAACATAAATTTTTTTGGTGGTTTTAGGTTTAAACGCAGGCATATATATATAAATAAGTAAGTATTTATTATATTATTATTTCTGTTAAAATATATATTTACGATTAAATTTATCATTTTGTTTCTGTAATTATTAATATATGGATATTGAAATTAATACAAAAGATAAATTAACTATGGACTGTTTGAAACTTCAAAAGATGGCATTTATTTATAATGCTTTAGAAAATGGTTGGACTATTAAAAAAAAAGAGCACGAGCAGTATGTATTTACCAAGCCACATGAGAATAAAAAAGAAGTTTATTTAGATAGTTATTTACAAAGATTTATCAAATCTAATTTTGATATTAATGAAATTTTAGATAATTAAAGCCTATTAAAATACCTTCAATTGACATAATTATAAATATATATCACGTTATAAATCCCTTGTTAATAGTAGGTAGAGTTATTTTATTTTATTTATTACCTATTTTACAATTAAATACATTTTCAAAATTTTTTTTTCTTTAGCAATATTATAAAATGGGAGGAGGATTAATGCAATTAGTGGCTTATGGGGCTCAGGATGTTTATCTTACTGGGAACCCTCAAATTACCTTTTGGAAGGTGACTTATCGTCGTCATACCAACTTCGCGATGGAAAGTATTGAACAGACATTTAACGGACAAGCTGATTTCGGACGCCGTGTCACTTGCACTATTTCCAGAAACGGAGATCTTGCTTATCGTACTTATTTACAAGTAACTTTGCCAGAAATTAGCCAGGAGATGCGCAACGGCCAACCTCGAGCAGCCGGTTCCGTTATTGGAAAGCACGACGGTACTGGAGTTTATGCCCGCTGGCTGGATAACCCAGGACTTCAGCTTATATCGCAGGTTGAGGTTGAAATTGGTGGTCAACGAATTGACAGGCAGTATGGCGATTGGATGAATATCTGGAACCAATTAACAATGACCTCCGAACAGGAGCGTGGATATAATTCTATGATCGGTCAAACTACTCAACTTACCTACATTACCGACCCAGCATTTAACGATGTTGATGGTCCTTGCGATTCAAACGCGCCAAAACAGGTTTGTGCACCACGTAATGCTTTACCTGAGACAACTCTCTATGTTCCACTTCAGTTCTGGTATTGCCGTAACCCTGGACTCGCTTTACCGTTAATAGCACTTCAATACCACGAGGTCAAAATCAATCTTGACCTTCGTCCAATCGATGAATGTCTTTGGGCTGTTTCGGCTCTTAACTGTGAGCCTGAAGCTGCTGTGGATGCTGCTGTGGACGCCACGGGGACGATCACTCGGAACCGTGTTGCACAGCGGGTGAGAGGAACCAAGGTCACCACAGCTTATGGACAATCTCTAGTAGCCGCCTCGTTGTATGTCGATTATGTATTCCTTGACACTGATGAGCGACGGCGTATGGCGCAAAATCCACACGAATATTTAATTGAACAACTTCAATTCACTGGAGATGAATCTGTCGGTTCGTCATCTAATAAGATTAAACTCAATTTCAATCACCCGTGTAAAGAACTTATCTGGGTTGTTCAACCCGATAAGAACGTTGATTACTGCAGCTCCTTTGATTGTGAAGAGAGTCTCTTTAAACTTTTAGGAGCACAACCTTTTAATTATACAGATGCTCTCGATGCTCTTCCGAACGCAATTCATGCATTCGGTTCTGAAGCCGGGTTGACTGGTCAGATAAATGACACCACGTATTCTCAAAACGAATATATCAATGAGAATGGTCTCTTCGCTGATGCAGCACCTTTAGGATACCAGCTTAATACGGGTGGTGAGACAGAATTTAGCCAAGCAGCGTTGAGTTCCCTTTTTGCAGCCACCCCACTCATCACATCAACATTGGCGACTCTCGGTTTTGCTGCCGCCGGTGCAGGCGGGCAGCAGACGGACGCCCTAGACATAGATGGTGGGATAACCGCGACGAATGGTGTGGCTGCTGCTGAGGTGCAGTTAGCCGATACCGAGCGAACCGCGGCGCAGTTGGCGGTGACCAACGCCGCCGCCGCCGGCCGTGCAGCCACACCCACAGAAACCGCACGTTTGGTCGAAGCCAGTGCCAAACAGCTATTTTGGACTGAATTCGCGAATGAACTGAACATTTTCAATGCTGACAAGAAGCTCACACCGGTTGCTGGCGTCGTGTCGCCGGGAGCAGCAGCAACTTTGGTAGATTACACAGCACAGCTCACGAGATTCGCTTCTAGAACTTTGACCACCCTAACCGCACCCCAACCCGCAGAGGGAGGCGCGGGTTTCAGGGCCAACCCTGTTACTGGATGGAATGGATTGAATATTAATGGTTGGGGTGGAAATGCTTTCGGTCGACGAGCTGGCGCTCCTGATCCCGATGGCGCCGGGGACGAACTGCGACGGCTTGGAGCGGGAACATCTGGTGTTTCTGATGCTGGTACTTTCGTTCTTGCCGAGTGTGCTATGCCACTCCACTGCTGGGGACAAAATCCAGTTGTCACCGCAAAACTTCAACTTAATGGACAGGATCGGTTTTCTGAACGTGAGGGTGGATACTTCGACCTCGTCCAGCCATATCAACACCACACCCGTAACCCAGACACCGGAATTAACGTTTACTCGTTTGCTCTTCGCCCAGAAGAGCACCAACCATCTGGGTCATGCAATTTCTCACGTATTGATAACGCGACTCTTCAACTTGTTCTCTCTAATGCGGCCGTGGCCGGCACTGGAACTGCCAAGGTTCGTGTCTACTCCACAAACTATAATGTTCTCCGTGTGATGTCTGGTATGGGTGGTCTCGCATACTCCAATTAAATTAATAAACTATAATAATTTATAAACTAAATTATTATAATACTATAAAGATATAAATAATATATACATATACATATACAATGCAAATCTTTGTAAAAACGCTAACAGGTAAAACTATTACTCTTGATGTGGAGCCAGCAGACACGATTGAAAATATTAAGTCGAAAATCCAAGATAAAGAGGGCATTCCACCTGATCAACAACGTTTGATTTTCGCAGGTAAGCAGTTGGAAGATGGTCGTACTCTTTCAGATTATAATATCCAGAAGGAATCCACGCTTCACCTTGTGCTTCGTCTGCGTGGCGGACATTAAATAAAATATATATTTGTATTAACACATGATAATAAATATATTATCATATATTAATATGTTAAAAAAAATATTATCATATGAAAAACAATGGTGTGATACAATGAAGATTCATAATCCTTATTATGATAATTGGAATACTTTAATATCAAAAAAGGTGCCAGATTATGATATACAAGCTTACAAAAAATACAAAAAATATAATTATGTTTATGATAAGTTATGGGTATGTAAATCTCAAGATATAAAATCTGGAACACTTGAATCGATGGATAATAGTGAAATACTAAATTACCCTATATTTATAAAGCCTAGGTGGGGGCATAAAACAGCCACAAGTAAAGATTGCTATAAAATAAATAATTATAATGAACTTATAAAACATAAAAAAAAGAGGGATATGATGTGGTCGGAATTTCTGGATGATACAGAGGAAATGACGGATTTTATGATACATAATGGTTTTATTACTCACCAGATTACTTATAAATATTCACCACTTCAACATGGTTCTATTGCCGATGAATGGAAATATATAGGCCCAGAATTAAAACCTCCGGAACGGGTTGTTAAATGGGTAAATGATAATTTAAATGGTTTTACTGGAGTGTGCAACGTTCAATTTAGAGGAGATAAAATAATAGAAGTTGGGTTACGATTGGCGAGAGGTGGAGCATATATATATTGTACTGAAAATGAAGAATTGATTAAAAATATCAATACGTTAGTGGAAAATCAAATTTGGAACTATAATTCAGTAAATCTATCATTTACGCCATTTTACTCATTTAAATGTTATAGTAGCATTCCACTAGTTTATCTTTATCCACAATATGTTATGGATTTTATAATGAAAATAAGCGGGTCTAAAAATTTTTATGAATATTATTTTGAACCTAGTGGAGGTGCTGGAATGGTATTTTTTCAATTTATGCATACAGATTTTGAAATTGGAATGCGAACTAAGAAGTTCATAGAGACGATAATGTATTTGGCACAATCGTTTTTCTATCTAATGGTGGTTATATTGCTAGTTATTTTTATAACCAGGAGAGAATATTTTGCATTATTAAGCATTATAGTCACATTATTATTTATTTCAAAATTTATAAACCCATTAAGCGCACATAATAACTTATATAACTCTCAAAAACAATGGATATTTTCATAATAATATCGACTGAATCTAATAAGTGAATTTAGCAAATAATAGAAAGGAGTAAAATATAGCGGTTATAATACCCGCACCAATCTGAGCGCTATCACCATTAAAGACGCCATGCGTAATCCATAATAATTGTCCAATAAAAAAAATGATTAATGTAGCTAACGAAATACCTTTGGTGCTGCGTTTTTTGTATACATTCCAGACTTGTGGAGCAAAGGCGCTGGCGCTACATAAACCTGCCGCATAACCTATGTATATATTCATTTGTTTACTAACCGTCATTTATATAAGACAATATTATTATTCAGAATTAAACAATTTGTTCATATTATTAACTTCTGGTTTATTTGGTTGATGTGTAAATAGTTTATTAATTAGACCATTATCCCGAAACCGAAGTGAATATTGCTGTTGGATGTTATTTCTACCGACTCTCCCCACCGCTTGAATTGCTTTTTCTTGAGTCATGGTTTCTAAATCCTTGCTAATATATCCGTGACAAAATTGATAATTAGTACCGTAAATATAATCAGTAGATGCAATAATCATAAATAGTTTTTGGTTAGCTGCTAACTCCTTCATGATTTCAGTATATCCAACACTCTCATGATTAGTAAAAACACCAATTCCCATTAGGAGCAACAATTTCCAACTATGATCTATATCTGTTAGTCTCATAAGCCTTACAACGATATCATCACTAATATCACACGTGAATACATTACCGTATTTGTTAGGAGCCCATTTTTTTAGATGATGTTTTTTATTTGGAACAAATAAATCATTAAGGGATGTCGTTTTAATATTACCCCTTAGTTGGTCTATTTTTTCCTTTAATTGTTGAAGTTCTGGAGAAAGCCTTTCGGCATTACTCATTTTATTCTCTTTATCAGCATCTTTAGCAGTTGCATCTTCAAACGTTTGTTCTAATTTATCTATTTCAGAATTTAACTTATCGTTCCATTTAATAGCCCCAATAATATCTGTGACTACCTTTTCTGGAATTTTAGCAGTCTGTAGATAGAACCTCGCAACCTTTGATACATCGTTAGCTAGAAATATAGTAGGGCCGTCTGTAAGAGTGTGAGAATCACTAGTTGTAATATAAATAGTAGAGTCAAATGGCTTGGTTCTGTTTTGTATACAAGAGAAGTGGGTATAAATAATTGGCCAGAATTGTGGATTTATAAACTTAAAGATTTTTAGATAATATTCCTTAATCCCTATCATATTAACCATGTCAATACTTTTGAAATAATTATTAATTTTATACCTTTCGTTAATAATATAATCAGGGTTACTATTTATAAAACCAATAAACTTAATAATTTCAGATAAATCCATATATCTTAGAAGCGTTTTATAACTAATACAATGATTTATTCCTTTAATAAGATCCTCATATGATTCATATGAGTAATGAGGTAGATAAACCAATGACTCTTTTGTGATAACTGGAATTGATTTGTCACAATCATGGCTAATGATTGATTCCACCTTCCCTCCAAACTTATTTATATAGTCAGATATTGTGTCATGAATTTCGTGTTCTTGCGGCAAAGTAGCAGACGACAATACAATTTTTGGAATTAGATTATTTATCCAATTGTCCTTAATAATTGCATGAAATGGGTGTTCTTCATAATCCATTGTAATTGTTGGTTCATCCCAATAAGTTATAATTTCTTCAGTTTTATTAAAAGCCATCATATAAAACATAGCTGGGATATAAGATTTTATATCGCAAATAATAATTTCCACCTTATCACCAACAGTATTATCAACTTTTCTGATAGCCCCTCCCCTTTTATGTCTGGTGAATTCCTTTGCTGCCGAATAATGTAATTTAATATCTTCAGAATCTTTACAATTAAATGCAAGGGCTATTTTTTTATCTGCTGAAATGGCCGCTCTAGCCAGAGCAAGCCCAACATGACGGGCGGCACATACAAATATAATTTTATAATTTTCAGATAATCCGATGGGCGACATAGTTTTGCCAGTTCCAGTTGGAGCAATATACAGAATCAGTTTTGATTCAGATGTAGAAAACGCAGAATAAAGTTTTTTTTGATGTTCATAAAGCTTAATGTCTTTTTTAGATGAAAGCATTTTATTCGATTCTATTAATGTATTTCCAAGTTTAACAAGTTCCCCCATATTAATTTTTTCTGAATATTTATCCCAAATATAAGAATAAAACCTTTCAATATGTATATTTTTATCCTTAATTGCGAAATGTGTCATTTTATTAAGTGTGTAAATATATAATAGCCATTTTTGACTTCCAATATGTTTTAACAATTTATTTATAAGTTCTAAAATAATAAATTCATAAATCTCCATTTTATTTCCCTTAATACCTGATTCAACATTTTCCATCCTAATTTGGTCAGCCTTTTTAAGTGTAGCTTGTTTTGATTTTTGTATCTTGAAATCAAGTCCATGAGTTTTACACATTTTTTCAACTATTTTTTGAAAATATTTTTCATACATATAATTATGAATTGCATCATTTTGAGTAATTTTTGAATGAGATAAGATAGATTCAGTTTTGTTATATTTAATCATAACGTCATGAAATCCCCTTTTCATGAGATTTAGAATTTCTTGCTCTTGTGGATTAACCGGAACTTCTATTCCCTCCCATTCTGCTTTAGTTAACTTTCGTTGTGTTAAATCCATGTCTTAATACTATAAATCTCACAGGGTTTATCTAAATCAATTTTTTTAACAATCATTTTTCAAATAATTGAAACAAATTATAAATATAATTTAACTATATCAAAGATGTGTTTGGCACCACTTGTTATAAGCATTGATGGGAATATTGGTTCTGGTAAATCTACACTACTTAACAGATTGAAAGAATCTCTATCCAAACTCAAATTCACGCATAATATCAATGTTGTCTTCCTTCAAGAACCAGTAGAACTTTGGGAAAGTTTTACAGACGAGGATGGTGAGACAATAATTTCAAAGTTTTATAGAGATCAGGAAAAATGGTCTTTCGCATTCCAGATTATGGCATATATATCTAGACTTTCAATTTTGAAAAAGGCAATTAAGGAAAATCCGAATTCTCTGATTATTACGGAAAGATGTGTTGATACTGACAGATGGGTTTTTGCCAAAATGTTGTATGATGCTAAAAAAATGAACCTAATTGAATATACTATTTATCTTAAGTGTTTTGAAGAGTTTAAAGGTGAAAGTCCTATTAATGGTATTGTTTATCTTGACGTAAAACCAGATAATTGTTATAAACGTGTAGAAAAGCGATCAAGGGAGGGTGAATCTATTCCTCTAGATTATCTACAACAATGTGAAAAATATCATACAGATTGGTTGACTAATCTAGATTATTCAACTAGTAAATTGACACTTGATGGGAATACAGATACAGATGCAAACCCAGAAATAGTATCACATTGGGTTTCTCAAATAGAGAAATTTATAGATACCACTTATAATAATAGATCTTTTAATTTACAAAATAAAAATATTTAACACGAAATTAAGACCATATATAAATTATAGTTAATAATCTAAGCTTTTAATATTAAATTTCTTGTATGGTTTATATTTAATTATATCTAATTCATTTGATGTAGTTGGAAATAGTTCGTTCCCATAAATATCTTGTAGTAACAACCATTCAAATAACCCGCCTGGATATAAAAAAACGCTCGTGAATCCAAGATCAAATAACTGACCGATTTTATTATATATTGTTTCATCGTTACAATTTTTGCCATATATAATAATTTTTTTTGATTTATTTTCATTTAATAACGAATTAATAGTTTCAACCTCATTATTACAATTAACTGAATTTAAAATAAGACAACCTTGGTTGTTATCAGGAAGAGTATTAATAATAAGATAATCATTAGATTGTTGCTGTGCAAATTGTATATCTTCATAAGAAATTTTTTGTATTGAGTTTGATGAACCCATTAATATAATTTATACATGTTTAATGTTTAAATTGCTATTATGTTTTTCATTATGTAATTATTTTGTTTCTATAATTACTCTTTATTGGATTAATTTTATGCTGGTGGTTTATGGTGTAATTACTGTTAAATGAAAATTAACATATTAGTGATTAATTAAAAAACCATTATATATAATGCGGAAATCTAATAAGGATTGTAAATCGGTTCGTTACTTACGAAAGAGAAGACAATGGGACGCGCCAGTAAACACGTAATTTTTATAGATGATTCTAACCACACATTTGGAAATCCATCAGGAAAGCGACGAAAGGTAGCTGCAGGTGGAAGACGTAGAAAATCACGAAAGATTATATCGAGAAAGGGAACATAATATAGTATAAAATTGATTTAAATTTTTATAATTATATTATGTAAATTACTATTATGTCAACACAAAACCCAAAGAAACTCAAAATGAGCAGGGGAACTATTAAGGATATGTTAGAAACTTGTGGTTTCGCTATAATTAGAAATGTTCTTACGCCAGAGGAAATAATTGAAGCGACTGACCTAATGATAGGCTGGGAGAAGGGTATTCCTGGGCTAAGTGAAATACATAGTGATTTACATCCACACGGTATTTACAAATTTCATGGTGTTGGGCATGCTCCACATGCTTGGTATATTCGCACAAGACCCAAAGTACAGCAGGTATTTAAGGATTTATGGGATACAGATGATTTGATTTCATCATTTGATGGCTCTTGTTATATGCCCAAATCATTAGCGAAAAAGGACACAAAAAAGGGTTGGACCCATGTAGACCAATCTCCGAAAGCCAGTGGGAACTTGATGTGTTATCAAGGTTTAGTATCGCTTACAGATAATAAGGAACGGACTTTGGTAGTTTATGAAGGTTCAAACAATTTATATAATCAGTACTGTGTTGATAGAGAACTTAAAGGTACAAAACATTGGGAAAAGATTGACCCAGCTTATCTGGAATCAATTGCTGATAGTCGACGTGTTCTAACAATTCCAGCAGGTTCTATCGCGTTGTGGGATTCGCGGACATTTCATCAAAATCAATACGGTGTTACAAGTGATACTGATGATAATAACACTGTATGGTCTGAAGAACGGCGGGTCCAATATGTTTGCTTTCTTCCAAGAAATCACAAGGATCATACGGAAAAGGTTCATGAAAAGCGATTAAAGGCCTTTCATGCAAAACGTACAACATCACACTGGCCATGCCCACAGTATTTAAATGGACTTCAACCTAATACATGGGGGGATGAGACAAAAAAAATAGATTATGAAAAATTGCCTGATCATAATCTAGATTATCTTATGTCTGATATTATAAAAATAATTTAAATAATAAACTAGATAATCAACAATGGCGATTTCCCAGAAATTATAATTTTTTCCCATTCTCTTCAACATTAACTTTCAATTTGGCAACAGCCTTCCAGATGGTTGCTGACACACAACCCAACACCTATCAAGAGATTCGTCATTGATAGCGACTAGAGAGAAGTATCTGGGGGGTTAACGTGGGAAACCGACGAGAACTGAATCCTTCTCTCTAAGTTGAAAACATTTCTAATTATTTAGGGTGTTAAGGTTGCTTTGGATCTTGGTTTCGTTGATAGACTAAACACAATTTACACCTTTGAACATTTTAAACGCCTATAAAATATTGTAAAATAATATAAATATATTTTTATAATATTTTGATAGAATGAATAGAGTAGAACAAATGAAAAAAATTCAAAACAATGCATTAGAATTATTTACCAAAAAAAATATTGATTATGGAGATGCCTTTGCCAAATATGGAGTTATCGGTGTTCTAATGAGAATAGAAGATAAATTACAACGGTCTATGTCTATAACAAAAAATGGAGTAAATTTAATAAATGATGAGGGAATTAGGGATACGCTTATAGATTTACATAACTATTCCGCAATGGCGTTAATGTTATTAGATGAATAATCGGCGTTTGAAATATTAAAAGGTGTAAAACAAATCTTGTTAGCACTTATATATTAATTAAATTTAACTATAATTTCAATATCCTCTTTTTTGATTGATTTAACTGCTGATACAGAGAGCTCTTGTCTTCGTTTACGAGTTTTTTTGGTTGCTGGTGCAGTAACCTTTCTCTTAGATGTGCTATTTCTGCTGTTCATATCACATTCTACTGAACTATAATTATCTTCTATATAGTTGATGACCTTATTCTCTAATGCCCACTTAAAGAAATTAAGTTGTCCAATTGTGGTTTGGATCCATTTTCCATCAACATAAGGAATATTAATTCGTTCCCATCTACAAAATGGGTCAAACCTACGTTTTTGATATGCTTTTAAATTTAGTTTATAATCATTATAAACCTTAAATCTAACTGTTTCGGGTTTTCCACTAATGATCTTTTCTAAATTGTATATGGTGAAATAATGTTTTGCATAATTTGTAGCAAACCAATCAACAATCCGGAGAGATATCTTAGACTCCCCATTAATAATATTTAACATTTTGTCTAAATTGTTATCTTCTTTATAAAATTCTAATAAGTTTTTAAGTAATAAAGAATTTTGGGTAGAATAATTTGCCGTTGACATTAGTATTTGTATTTATTATTTATTAAAGTTTAAGTCATTTATTATCGTAATTAGTTATATATTTGAGTTTTGAGGTTTTAAAAAGTTATCTTGGTTTTCTAAATCTTTTATGTAATCATTATTAGCCATGAATGGATTGATTGATGCGGTTGTTACCAACATTCGCTCGTTTATTTTTTCATTTTGTAATTCTCTCTTATTTGAAGTAGTATTATAAGGTATACTATTGTCATTATTTCGTATACTCTTTTCGTTTAAGGATCCGTCAGACCATTTCCATTTAATAATTTTATCTGTCATATATTATACTTTATAAGTTAAATATGATGTCCAAACTAATATGTAAACAAACATGAAGATAAGTCTAGATATCTATTTTTTGTACATTTAATGCACGATAATCTTTGAATGTATTCATATTCATTGTTCTACGTTTTAAATTACAATCCAAACATGCAATAACAACATTATTATTATTATGACCTTGTGAGTTATCTATCCTATCAAGAGTCCATTGATTTTTTTGTCTTACATTTTCATATAAAAAATATAGATTACATTCGCAATAAAAACAACTCAATTTACATTGAACGAGTTGTTCAAGAACATAAGAGCATGTAACGAAAATGATACCTTTGTAAATATCGCGCTTTTCATCCTGCATTTTGTATGAATGTATTTTTTTTTTAAGTTCACTTAAAGCATATATTTCTATTGGGTGATCAACTTCGAGATATAATGAATTTACAAGTTGTATTTGATTTGTCCTTTCTAACCATTTACGATTGTCAGAGTCAAAAAAATTGTTTCCCCTTTTATGAATTTTTTTAGGCTTAAAAAGCAGGTCTTGATTATGTTTACCTTTAATAATAATAGATTTGGACATTATATATATATAGATAAAAAGGTTAAACTTATTTTATCTATATATATAAATGAGTAACCCGTATACAGAACTTAAAAACATAAAATATAAAAATATGCTTTTAAGTAATAATAATAAAGAATCTATCAATAGTTCACAGAGTACTATTAATGATTTTCTGGAAAAGGAGAGAGATAATAATAAAACTGAACCTTGGAATCGTCTTGATGTTACAATTAAATTACAAAAACTCGAAGAATATAGTATTAATTATAGTGTAGAAAATAAATTAACACTAGTCCAAACGAAACTTCTCTCTCAATATTTGAAGGGCTGTTTGGATAGTAAGCGATTTGAACGAGTCAAAGATATTAATTACGATAAAGAAACACAAAATATAAAATCTATTCCTGGTTTAAGCTTGAATAAAGCAACAAAACGTTTTACACTTAAACGCAATGAAAAGCGAGTATCCACATTAAAATCTTTAGCGCCTAAACGGGGAGAGTGTAAACCCAAAAAACTTAATATATCTGAATAAAATTATAAAATTGATACAATATAAAGTATATGTACTATGATAAATTAATCATGCGGCTGGGGGAGTTATGCACGTTAATCGACGTATTATCTGATATTGAAACTGATAACATATTTGTAGGAAAAGATAAAGACGACTTAAATGAAGTTACGCTCAATTTAATAGACCTTTATATTAACTCAAATGTGTTAGCATTTGGACGACCTGATTTTATGGAGTCTTTAACCGAGGATATTCATAGTATGTTGGCTTTACAATTTGAAAATATCTATGATCAAAATATTGAAGAAGAGTTGTATTTAGTTATTTCCGAATGCTGTAAAACATACTTTACACATATCCTACCCAGAAGGTCATATAAAAGCTCATTTACTAGAAACTCCATCAATGTAAAAAGAATAGATAAAAGATTAGATGAATTACGTGCCAAACCTCAACCTGATCAAAGAACAAATGAATGGTATAATAGGCGTTATAATATGATAACTGCTAGTATTGCTTGGAAAGCGTTGGATTCCGAAAGTTATGTCAATAGTTTAATTTATGAGAAGTGTTCTCCGCTGAATGTTGAAAAATATAGTCACGTTAATACAAACACGCCTTTTCACTGGGGTACAAAATTTGAACCGGTATCAATATTATTTTATGAAAAAAAATATAGAACAAAGGTTGATGAATTTGGATGTATTGAAGATGAAAATAATTCATTTATCGGTGTATCACCTGATGGTATAAATGTTGAAAAAACATCTAAAAGATATGGGAGAATGCTTGAAGTTAAAAATAGAGTTTCAGATTCAGTCCCTATAACAGGAATACCAAAAAAGGAATATTGGATACAGATGCAGATGCAGATGGGTGTATGTAAACTGAATGATTGTGATTTCTTAGAAACAAAATTTGATGGATATGAAACTAAAGAAGACTTTGATAGTGACGGTGATTTCAATACTACTAATGATGGTAAAATTAAAGGTATATTTATACATTTTATTAAAGACAGTAAACCATTTTACGAATATCCCGAAATTGGTTTGTCAGAGGAAGAATTTCGTCTATGGGAGGAAGGTAAAATTATAGAACACGCCGAACTTACATGGGTTCAAAATATTTATTGGAAATTAGATAAATACAGCTGTGTTCTTGTTTCTCGTAATAAGGAATGGTATAAAGCAGCAGTTGAGCGTTTATATGAAGTATGGAGAATTATACAAACAGAAAGAGTATCTGGCTACCAACATAGGGCGCCAAATAAAAGGATTAAATCTGAAAAGGTACTCTTGGAATCTCCCAAGGCAACGTGTTTTATAGATGTCACAAAATTAATGATACCTAAATCAATTGAATCTAAAGTTATTACAAACACTAAGGCTACGTGTTTTATAGATGTCACAAAATTAATGGGATCCAATCCTAAATAGCCTATTTATCACTTATATAATAATTAACCCTTGAATTAGAAAATCCTGGGGTTGGTAACAATTCAGATGGTTGTGGTTCTTTAAAATCATAAAAGTTGCCACAAAACCCTGACGGATTACATTTTCCGTTGTTAGGTTTTCGCCATTCTCGTATATTATTATTATAAATTGAGTCAGCTGAAAAAGCAGGATAATTTTTATATTGTTCTGCACTTGTTAAATCTGAAAGTTGGGGGGTTGGTTTATGTGTTGGATACCATCCTTCTAATAATACATCAGTTTGATTAGTTGATAATTCACTATAAGAATTAGCGAATCCTTCTTGGTGTTTAGGTGTTGGAACTCCTGGTATTATTCTGTGTTTAGGCGTTGGAACTCCTGGTATTATTCTGTGTTTAGGCGTTGGAACTCCTGGTATTATTCTGTGTTTAGGCGTTGGAACTCCTGGTATTATTCTGTGTTTAGGCGTTGTATTAGGATTGAACAGCATAATAAATATTATAATTAAAAGGGCAGATATTAATACTAATTTTTCGTCCATTATATATATATTCCTATTATTATTTATGAAATAATAATAAGAAACAACTATTTAAAATTATCTAAATAGTGTCTTAAACTCGTGATATGGTGACCCTAAACGTTTGTCTACATATAATAATTAGTATCCATTTCTCTTACGAATAGTTTTCCTTTCTCTCTTACGAATAGTTTTTCTTATTTTTCGGGTTTTCCCTCTTGATTTCACCCTTCTCTTTTTGGATTTTTTATTACGTCGTGTAGTTCTTTTAATTGAACGACTCTTCGCCCTCCCACCAACAGTGCTTTCATGCAGCACCGTTCTCACCGCGTCGTCTTTTTTTTTCCACACACTTAATAGATTTTTAATTCTGGTAACAGTCGCATTGAATAATTCTTGGTCGGGTTCATTCAGTTCAAGAACCACATCCATTGCTGCCTCAAAAAAAAGTGGAGATCCATTGCCCATAATTTCAGGAGATTCTATCCAGTCCCCATTAATGTTTTTGGAAAACGGGACACTGTATCCTGTGCTTATTATCACTTTATTTATTGCTGTATATTGTCCTCCAATCTGTGCTAGTTGAATCATTGTGTCATTATTTAACTGATCATTGGGAAGGGGGTCGCTGTTAATATATTCAGCAATCAACTGCAAACCTACATCCAACATTTCTTTTAAGGTTAATAACATGTAAACATCAAATCCATCAACCGTTTTGAAACTATCTACCACTTCTTTCTCTGCTGCTGCTGCAACTTCTTGCAGTTTAAGTGCTCCTACTTCTGCTGCTTCTACTGCTCCTGCTTCTACTGCTGCTGCCTCTACTGGTGTTGCCTCTACTGGTGCTGCCTCTACTGGTGTTGCCTCTACTGGTGCTGCTTCTTTGCTTTCCTCGCCTTCATACCCTTCATCCCCTTCATACCCTTCGCCCCCCCCTCCCCCCTTCCAAGGCGGACGCCTGTCCGTGGATTTCGTGGGTGTAGGCCACGGTGATGTAAGTGTAGCTGCTGCTGCTGCAAGCACTACGGGAGGTGCAAGCACTACGGGAGGTGGTGCACGAGGAGGTGGTGCACGAGGAGGTGCCCACGTTCTGAGTAGCGACTGTCTCGTCCGGGTTGGGCCGGGGGGTACACCACTTCCCTCTTCAACAACAGGATCCGCAACAGGGTCTTGAATAAACAAGCCAGTTTTACTAGAGAGCGGGTTGAAACGACGCCCGAGTTTCGTCTGGTCCTGCTTGTAACGCATGATTTCCTCAACTGTCAAGTTATTTAGTCGATTGATTTTATCAGACAGTTGGGGAAGTTCCGAAATGCTAAGTAGTGTCGCCGCCGCCCTCTTGTCAAAAGTAATTTTGCTTTGTCTATTGCGGTAATCCCTTTCTCCCCGCGACATCTTTGCTAAATCGTCCCTCCTGTTCCTCACTTGTGTCTCACCAATGGCTGTTGCACCGGCGTCAACC